TTCAACCATATTTATTAAATAAAAAAGAACTGTATTAAATATGAAAAAATTAAAACATTCGAAATATAAAAATACCGGAATTCTTTTCGAAATGTTAGTTAGAAAATTAACATCAGAAACATTATCATCTAACAAAACTACAACTGTTGATATAATTAAAAAATATTTCGGAAAAAATACAGAACTTGCTAAAGAATTGTATTTATATAATGCTTTATTAAAAGAACAATATAAAAGTGAAGCACAAGCATTAGATTATATACGAACAATTAAATCAACGCATTCAAAATTAAATCAAAGTTTATTAAAACGTCAACGTTATAATTTAGTTAAAGAAATTTCAGACCGTTTTAATTTTGATGATATTTCTAAAATTCATATCAATAATTATAAAACGTTGGCATCTATTTACATGATATTTGAATATCAAGAAACAGATAATCCAAAACAATTATTGGAATGTAAAAATGTTATTTTAGAAAATGGAATGCTTGTTGAAAGAAAACAGCCAACAAAAGATTTAACATTAGAAACATTTGAAACTCAACCAAAAGATGTACGTTTATTAACATACAAATTAATGATTGATAAATTTAATGAAAAATATTCAAAAAATTTAGATGAATCTCAAAAACAACTTTTAAATAAGTACATTACCAATGTTAATGATACAACAGCATTAAAAGAATATATTCAAACTATTATACCAAAAATCAAAAAAGATTTAGCATCGCAAGCAAAATTAATAGTAGATCCTGCAACACAAATCAAAGTGTCTAAACTTTCTGAAATGTTATGCACCGTTGAAAATATGAAAACAATTAAAGAATCACACGTACTTTCTTTATTACGTTATTTTGATTTAGTTAGAGAATTAAAGGAGATGCATCAATGAAATCTTTCTTAAGAGAAATGGAAGAGAAATTCATGGAATTGGAAGATTACTGTGATTCTTGTGATCGAGTGAAATCTCAATGTGTATGTGATGAATCTGAACTTGATGAAATATCTACCACTGGCGGCGTAGCTGGTTATAATACTCCAAATGCATTTAGCAAAAAAGGCGCAGATGATGATACAGTTGAAGCGTTAGGAATGAAACGAGTAAAAATTAAAGAATCTGTAAACACTCCAGCATCATTTAGATGGAAAGATACAGGCTATCAAAAACCAGAATCGCCAGAAGAAACATCTCAAGATAAATTTCCATTTTCCAATGACATGGAAAAATGGCCAAATAAAGATCAAGAGTATCCAGTTAAGTTTACAAATCAACCATATGGTACTGCAAATATTACAGATAAATCATCTAAAGTATACGAAATGATGGATCAAAAATATGAACAACTTATTGAATCATATAGGAGATTTGCAACGGAAGATAAACATCTAAGCCCTGAAAAAAAAGTAAAAAATACAATCAAGGAGCTAGCTAAAAAATTACAAGAAATTGAAACATTAGTTAATTATAATACAAAATTAAAAACAGAATCTGGAGTAGCAGCTTCATCATATGGTTCTAGTACGCAAACTGCATTAACTAAAATTTCAGAAAAATTAATTAAAATATCAGAGCGAGTTAGAGCATTAGGAGAATAAGATGTCAAAAACATTGATCGTAGAATATATTCCATTTAAACCAATTGGTTCATTAACTGAATCATCTGGTAATGCATATGGCGTACCTGGCGGTTTTGTTGTTCAAGGAGTTTTACAAAGAGCTGGGGCTAAAAATCAAAATGGACGAATATATCCTAAACGCATTTTAGAAAGAGAATGCCAACGATATCAAAAAGAATATATTGATCAACATCGAGCATTAGGTGAATTAGATCATCCAGAATCATCAATTGTTAACTTAAATAATGTTTCGCATAATGTTTTAAAAATTTGGTGGAATGGAGATGATCTATTAGGAGCAGTTCAAATTTTAGAAACGCCTTCAGGTAAAATTTTAAAAGAATTATTTAAAGCAGGTATTACATTAGGTATTTCATCGCGAGGCTTAGGCTCAGTTAAAGAATTACGTAGTGAAGGCGTAGTTGAAGTTCAAGAAGATTTTGAATTAATTTGTTGGGACTTTGTTTCTAATCCTTCTACTCATGGGGCTTTTATGCGGCCTATGGGCATGTATGAGTCCGTAAATAAAAATATACCAAATAACAAATATAATAAAGTAAACGACATCATTACATCAATTTTATGTGAAGATGGTAAATGCAGGATAATATAATGAGAACGCCAAATTTGAAATTCATTCTAGAAACTATTTTAGAAGATCAACCAAACCCAATGTCTCGAGAAGAGAAACAACAATTTGTACAAGAAGTAGCAAACTTTTCAGCATTAGGTGAATCAGTATATGGTAAAGGTGATTTAGAACAAATTGTTGAGCGTGTTAAAAATATAGTAGAACGAGCAGATAAAATCATGACTGAAAGTGATGATTGGATGTCAAATGTTGCACATAAAAAGAACAATAAACGAATGCACGAAGATTATCGTGATTTTGAACAAGCCGCACGAGAATTAAAAGAAGCACAAGATCGAATGGCATTAGCATATGAAAATATAGGCCAGCATTTGAGTCGTTATTTTGATGTTAATTAATTTGGATATTCAAAATATTATTACTATAATATAGGTAGAATGATGAAAACCCTTAAAAAATTATATAAAGAGTTTTTTGGATTAACAGAACAACCAACACCCGTTGCGCAACAAGCGGGCATACCAAAGTTTACAAAAGATGATGTACAAAATGCTAAAGATATGGCTGTAGCATTAAAAGGTATGAAAGATGCCATGAAAATGGAATCGGATCTAGAAGAAGCTCAATTGGTTAATAATATCACGGATTATCGAGGTGGTATTGAATATGTATTAAGAAATCCAAGCGAAGCACAAGCAGTTGCACAAGAAATAAAAGAGTGGGCTGAAAGAAAAGGATTTACCGTAGTTAAACACACTATATCACCATCAGGCAAAATTGGATATTTTTATTTTAGATTGGGAACTGATCCTGGTTTAGAATCACAAAAATTACAAGGATATTTAGCACAAAAACCTGAATTAAAACATTTTAGATTTAACGTTAGACAACAAAAACCAAAAGCACCGCAACCAGAAATTTAAATAAAAATATATGAATAAAAAACAAAAACAACATTTAACAACAGTTCCAGGAAGTCCTTTAGCAGTTAATGTAACAGGTACGCAGCGAGAAGATTTAGCATATGCTCTTAAATCATGGAAACGTAAAATTAAAACATCTGGAATTTTAGAACGTATAAAAGATCGAAAAGAATTTGAAAAACCTAGTGTTAGTAAAAGAAAACAACTTCAAGCAGCAAAATTTTTACAAAAAATTCGAGATTTAAATTCTTTTTAAGAAAAAATGTATAAGGCCCTAACAAAAGTTAGGGCTTTTTTACTGGTTTTTCAAACATGTCTATATTTATAGAAAAATACGCTATCCTCTATATAGTGTCTAGTAATTAATATTTTCTATTAAGATTCTCAATAATCTTATTTCCAAAAAACAAATTTAAGGAGAAACAATGGCAAAATCAGACTTGCTAAAAGAAGCAATCGCTGATGCAAAAGCTGTTAAAGAAACTGCTTTAGCAAACGCTAAAATTGCTTTACAAGAAGCCTTTGCACCTCGTTTAGAAAGAATGTTAGCAACAAAACTAACAAATGAAATCGAAGGTGACGAAGAAGAAATGTCAGTAGACGAACCAATTGACGCAGACACAGAAATGGGTGACGAAATGGGTGCAGAAGCTGGAGCTGGAAATGATGTAGGTGATTTATCAATCGACGTAGACGGAGACGGCGAATTTGATGAGTTTGATATCTACTCACAAGAAGGCGAAGAAGAAATGCCGGAAGAAGAACCAGTAATGGACGATGAAGAAATGACTGACGAATATAACGAAGGTTATGAAGATGATTTAAATCTTGAGTCTATCATTCGTGAATTAGAAGGTGATTTAGAAGGCGAAGATCCAAATTTAGAAGATGGATTAGCTGCTGAAGGAGATATGGGTATGGATCATGAAGAAATGCCAGAAGATGATTTTACTTCAGAATCAATCGATGAAATTTTAGAAGCTATCCTTCGTGAAGAAGATGAAGAAAAAGAAGAAGAAGAAGAGTCTAAAATGAAAATGGAAGGCGAAGATCATGAGAAAGAAGAAATAAAAGAAGAATTAGAAGAAGCTTATGCGACTGTTAAAAAGCTTCAAGATATTCTTTCTGAAGTAAATCTTTTGAATGCAAAACTTCTTTACACAAACAAATTATTCCGTAATTTTGAATTATCTGAAAATCAAAAAATGAAAGTAATTGAAAATTTTGATCGTGCAGGTAATACAAGAGAAGTAAAATTAGTATTCACAACATTGGCAGAGTCATTCAACCGCCCAACTAAAAAACGTGTAGTTAAAGAATCTTATGCATCAAAAGCGTCAGCATCGACAGCTCCAAGCAAAGAAACAACTCAAGTTTTATCAGAAGGATTTGAATTGGCAAACCGTTGGAAAAAATTAGCAGGATTGCTATAAATTAAAAAAAAGGAATTTAAAAATGGAAATGTCTAATTTATTACAGACAAATGATTTCGTTCAACGCAATCAAGCTAAAGCGTTGGCATCGAAATGGGAAAAGACCGGTCTATTAGAAGGTCTTCGTACCGAAACTGAAAAAGCCGGTATGGCACAATTGCTTGAGAACCAAGCACGTCAATTAGTAAAAGAAGCTTCATCTACAGGTGTAGCAGCTGGTTCAGAAGAGTGGGCTGGCGTAGCACTTCCTTTAGTGCGTCGTATCTTTGCAGAATTTGCTGCTAAAGAATTCGTTTCAGTTCAACCAATGAACTTGCCATCAGGTCTTATTTTTTACTTAGACTTTAAATATGGTACAGCTGTACCTGGATTCGATGATGATAACAGCAACCGCACAGGTGATCCATTTGGTAACCCTAATGCATTAGATTCAATGTTCGGTGTTACAACAACTGGTTCTGATGCCGCAGGTGGTCTTTATGGTGCTGGTCGTTTTGGATATTCTATCCCATTCACTGCATCAGCTGGTTTAAATGCTAACTCAGCCGCAACAAGTTCAGCCGCTGCAACATCTGCTTCATTAAACTTTGATAGCAGTTTTGTTAACAGTAATTACAAAACCGTAACAGTTAATGTACCAACTGATGCTGATTTATATGCAGTTCGTTCTTGGACATTCTTATCAGGTTCATCTGAAATCGTTCCGGTTCAAGCATTCTCTACAATTACTAGCAATTACACTGCATCTTTCGTTGTTACCAACGCACAAGCTGCATTCATTTCTGGTTCAATTGGTGCTGGTACATTAAAACTTCAGTATAGCAAACAACCAACTGATATCACTCGTGGTGATTTCGAAGACAAAAATCCATTTGCAGGAACACGCTACGGAACATCAGGTATGAATGAAGGTACTGATATTGATATCCCAGAAATCAACCTTGAAATGCAATCTGAGCCAATCGTTGCTAAAACACGTAAGTTGAAAGCAGTATGGACTCCAGAATTTGCTCAAGATTTGAACGCATACCATTCAATTGATGCTGAAGCTGAATTGACTTCAATGTTGTCTGAGTATGTATCAATGGAGATTGACTTAGAGATCTTGGATATGTTGATTGCAGCTGCTCCAACAACTGAGTATTGGTCAGCATTGAACAACAACTTCTGGAACGGAAGCGGTTTCAGCCAAGCACAAGCTGGTGGCGGTGTAAGTACTTACGGAGATGGATACTACAACACACAAGGTGGATGGTTCCAAACTTTAGGTACCAAACTTCAAAAAGTATCTAATAAAATTCACCAAAAAACATTGCGTGGTGGTGCTAACTTCTTAGTAACATCTCCTGCAGTAGCAACAATCCTTGAGTCTATCCCAGGA